AGCTTCCAACTTCTCTGCTGGTGTCTCACCAACTTTGTAGAGGATCACGCCAGTAATGCCTGCTGTGTACTTCACAATGGCATCCATGTTGGTGTAATTCTCATACTCTCCCAGTGTGGACTCACGTTCTTTCACAACCATCTTCTTGGTTTTTGTTTTATCCTGGAACATGGTTTTCAAGTCTTCCTCTGACGCCGAGATAGTCTTAAGCAGAAGTCCTCCATCATCTGACTGAATGTCCGCAGACTGGATTACCAGTTCTGTGGCATCATTGAATGTAATTTTCATAATTATGTATATCTCCTTTCTGTGTAAAATAAGGATTTGTCCAATAAAGTTGCTGAATTAAATAAAAATATAACATCCGCAGTATCATTCAATAAGAATATAACTAAAATGATAGGCGGATCAAAAATTGTAACAGCAAAAGCTAGCACATCTGTACAGGTGTTTACCAATTCTGAGATAAATGCAGCGCTTGGCGTAAACGATTCTAATAATGAAAACACGATAGTATCAATGGCTAACGGAGATGCTTCTGTTCAACCAGCACACGTAGGCAGTTCCTACTCAAAAGGCGCATGGAACGCAGTATTTGATCGGAATGCTTATGCTGGCAGCTTTAGAATAAATTATGTAATATTCTATTTCGGAAAATAAGGATTATAATTCTGCGACAATGAAGCCAAGTTTGTGATAACGTCCAATATATGCAGTAGCTGTATTCGCTTGTGCTGACAGTCTTATCTCTATCGTGTTTTCGCCCTCCGGAAGGGTTATAATGTTGCTGTCAAATACCGGCACATAGCTTGTGGATGATGTTATTCCAGAACAACTATCTTTGCCGTTGACATAGACGCTCAGCCTTGCTGTCAAAGTTGTTACTTTGATAGCACCCCAGCACATTAGGATACATTTTCTGCCATGCCCTGTCGCCTTGATGCTATTAAGTGTCAGGGATGTTTTTGTACTTTTTTCGGCATCCAGATAAGTGGTATATGCGTAGGCATACTTACCAGTCATTTTTTTGCTAATTTCAGCAAGCTTATTGGACAAATCCTTATTTGATCCAATGACTTTAAACATCTTTTTTACTTCTGTAATATTAAGTCCCTCAATAATAACTTGGTACATTGGCATATCTGCCACATAATCACCGGCCTGAATATTCCCCTCTGTATATTGTGGTGCTGCCGGGTTTGATTCCGCCGGTGTTCCCTGTATAACTTTCAAGTCAAGACTTTCTATTCCATTGTCTTGATTCTTTTCGTATCTTGCAACAATCAAATCAACACGTTTCATTCCCTGACTACCATTGGTGATAGTAAGAGAGTCATATGTATTTTTCTTGATTGATGCTGTGCACCCTTGATGCATCAACACACCGTCTCTGATTTTAATTTCATTGTTGGAAGATACCTCTGCTGCCAACTGCATTCCAGTCTGCAGTACATAAGATCCTTCTCCCACAACTCCAATATTTACATCTCTATCCTGTTCTGATGTTACATGGGGCTTTCCTGTATATCCTGTAATTATTTCCATTATGTCTCTCCTTCCAGTTTATACACTACTTTTTCTTTTCCGGAGGATATTGTCCATATCTTTCGGCCAATCGGTTTCTTCATGCTAATTCCGGTTAGATAATCTTTTCCTCCAATATCTCCTAAATCGATATTTCCCTCCAACTTAGTCATGGTCATGTTGTAAGACATACTTGACTTCTTGCTTTCCAGTTCCTTAATTCCATTCTTAATCAGGTCATCTCTTTCTGATCCGCTGCTATCATATATAGCCACAATTTCCTCTGCTCCCTTAAAATATTGCTGAGTCTGCGAAATTGTACCGTTCTGATCAGTGTATAGATGTATAATCAACCTGTCCTTTAAATCCCCTTTTCCAAGGCAAATCAGATGGTTGATTCCGCGCCGGTTATCGTCAGTTGTGAAATTCATGTTATTATCATTGGTCAGTTCATATTCTGATGACAGATCGTTGATTGGAACAGCGCTCACTTTCACATATCCGGCCATACCAACATCACCTTCTTGGTATCTGATATCCAGTCGATATCCTACTGATTTCAACATCTTAACCAGTCCAGTATGCAAGGTACAATATCGGTCATATTGATAATTGTTCACTACAACACCCGTATCTGCAGTAACGCCATAAAAGAGTCCAGGGAACTCAGCTTCAACCTTGGATTTTATAATTGAATTAAGTTCCCCAGATGCTGTTGCGTAATCCTGGCCACTTAATGGCTGTATAATTTTTTTAGTCATCATTCCACGCCAGGTATCTCCTTTTGCGCGGATTACATTGGTACTTGTATCGGTGCTGATTTCTCGGACAATTCCGCCATACTCAGTATCCGGTGAAAATACTCTAGTTCCATATCCAATAGACCCATCCCAATTCCAACGCTTAAGCTCAATCTCAAAATCATTAATACTGTCTGCTTCGTCAGCTCCGACTTCGAAATCTATATTTGCACCCTGGACATAGCCGATCTGCCTTCCGTATCGATCTGTTTTGATGAGATCCATTCCGGTACACTCCTTTCTTTGTACGCCACAATGTCGAAGCCAAACTCTCCACTCCAATTTATCAAGATATCTCCTGCCGGAATTTCCGTGAATATAGAATTGCCAGTTGCTTTCTTATAAAAAATGTTCTGTTCCGTACCATTAGCAAGTCTTTTTATAATTGTTTTCTTACGTGAATCAATAGCAATGTATTCATGTGCTTCAAGCGTGTCATACACTTGATAGACCTG